CTTTTAATAAATATGTTTTAACAGGTTCGTGACTTTTTAAATCTACATTACACGCCCACTTAACAGCCTCTTCAGCCGTTAAACCCATTCTTAAACACACTTCTGCAGCCATGGCCCCTGAGCCAATAGCCATAAAGGTCTTTGCTCTTTCCCACTCTAGGTCATCCCCACAATAAAAAAGGCCATCTTTGGTTAACCTTATAAAAGAGCTATCGGCCTTAAGTTTTGGCTTTGTTTTACTTTTCTTATTTATGTAGTCAACAACTTTTTCGCAGTCGCTCCAGTTACCGGCAACACCCAGCCAACCCCCGTCTATTGGGACAATCTTTTCGTCAAAATATTTAATGCCAGTATCGTCATCTGAAAACTGACTATCTGAGACCAGTACTTTAGTGTTCCAATCGCCCACAATAGTTGTCATTTTTATTCCTAATAAAAAAGTGCAACAACTCCAGCTACGTAAAATAACACAGCTACTGCTTCAACTAAAAATAAAGGCATGTCTTTTTGAGCCCATCCTGCCCAAGTCCATAGAGCACTACCAATCAAACTTAGGATGATATTGGTAGGGTAGATGTTGAAACTCGTCAAACAAATGCCAGTCAAACACAGGAAGGTTCCTAGCCATTTAATACCCTTCATGTTGTCTCCAAATTGGTGGGGGTGTTGCGCAACAAAAAGCCTTTTCCAAGACCTTACCCCCGAACCTTATTTTACCTAAAAAACTTGCACAAATAATAAAAAGGAGTAACATTGAGAAAACCGGGGAAAACCGGCTTATTAGACTGCCCCGGCAGACGCATACAAGACTAATAAGCTTATCTTTGTATGAAGGACAATTTATTATGGCCCAAACTTCGTTTACAGGCCCAGTCAAATCCGCAAACGGATTCATTTCTGGCACAGCTACATCCCCAATTTCTGTAACTACAGCACAAAACATCAATGCTGCCTATGCTACTACCTCAGCCACTACAGGCGATACACGCTTGGTTTATGAAAAGCTGACATTTACCTCAACAGGCTCAGGCGAGACATTACGTGCTTTTTCTGTTGTAACCGGCACTGACGCAGCAACTGCTGGCACAATTAACGGTGCTCACATCTCTACCTCAATTAACACGACAGGCACTATTTCCGGTGCAGCTAACGCTATTCGTGCTACTTTAGGTGGTTCTGCAACTACTCCAGGGGGCACTTTAGCGGTATTGCAATTAGATACTGATTACAGCACAAACGTTACTTTAGGTGCTGCTTCTTCATTTATCCGTGTTACTGATTCTGGTTCACAAACTGGTGAAGTTCAAAACTTCGCTAACATTGAAACAGGCCCAGCAGCTACGATTGCTCCAGCAGCTACTTCTGTAACAACTGTATCTAAAGCTATCAAAGTAATGATCGGCGGAACAGCTTACTACGTTCCTGCTTACGCTACTTACGCTTAATGCAGATAACAAGAGAGTTTCTTGAGGCTGAAATCCAGGAGCTTGAGCAAGAGTCAAATAAGGCACAAACCTTTTTAATTCAAGCTCAAGCGACTATTTCGGCTTACAAGATGTTATTAAACAGACTAGAAGCCCCAGAAGAGCAACCAGGAGATTAATCATGTTTCAATATGACGTAAAGTCAACCGGAATTGCAGCAGGCCAAACAGATGCTGCCGTTTTCGCTGGTCCAGCCCGTATTAAAGGAATGGTAGTCGGTATTCCTGCAGGCGGCGGCACTTTAACCCTTAAAAATGGCGCAGCAGGCACAACAGCCTTTACTTTTGTAGCTCCTGCTATCGGTCAATCACTTAATATCAGTATCCCAGGGGATGGCATCCGTTGCACAAACGGAATCTATGCTACAACCCCGGCTGGTATGACAGTTACTGTTTTCTACGGCTAAATCATGGCTTTGGACGAATCAACCAAGCTTGAATTAGTTCAAATAATTCAATTAGCGGTTAAAGATGCCGTCGAGTCCCATCCCCTATCACCAGATGAAGTTCACTGGGTTAGAATGGCTATACAAGCTGAAGCGGAACGTGCAGAATTGCGTAAAGCAATTATTCACAAGTCCTTAGCCGGATTGGTTTGGATGGCATTAGCTGGGACAGGAGCTTGGGCCGTGGATTTTTTTATAAGACACTGGAAATAAAGGAGCAATAAAATGGAAATGAATTCAAGCAACACAAATCGCCATAAATTAATGGCAATGGGTAAAGCAATTAAAGCTAAAAACGGTGGTTGTATCACTAAAAAAGCTACTGGTGGTGGTGTAACTAAAGGCTCTGATGGCAAAACTGCCCCATCCGCTTCTGGTAAAGCCAAAGCTGACCGCCAAGGTAAAGCGCTTCTCCCAGGCAAAATGAAGGGTAATCTGACAATGATTGCTCCACAATCCGCTTATGCTAAGGGTGGCGAAGCTACTTCTTATGACAAGATGCAAGACAAGAAGTTGGCTGCTCATGCAGGTAAACCAGCAAAAGTTGCTCACAAAAAAGTGGGTGGTATGATGAAACGTGGATGTAAATAAGGAGCTATCATGAGCAAAAAACGTGGAGTAGGTGCAGCAATTAAAGGTTTTGGTGCAGTATTTTCAGAGACTACAGAGCAGGCTAAAAAGCCAGTTCCAGTCGATGTCGATTACGATAAGCAAAAAGTGCAAGGTACTGTAGACACTCCAATGCAAAAGCGTATTCCTCAGCCTACAAGCTGGTAATTAATGGCCACCTCAGGTACAACTAGTTTTGACCTGGACATTGAGGAACTCATTACCGAAGCGTACGAACGTTGCGGCATTGAAACTCGGACAGGTTATGACTTACTGACTGCTCGTCGGTCTTTAAATCTGCTTTTTGCAGAGTGGGCAAGTCGTGGTCTTAATTTGTGGACTATTGAACAGCACGAGCAGGTACTTACTGCTGGAGTTTACGAATACAACATTCCAACAAACATTGTGGATATTCTTTCCGCTGTTATTCGTTCTCCACAGACTGGAGTAGTGGGTAGTCAATATTTTGATGTAACACTGAATCGTTTTAGCCAGGCGGAGTGGTTACACACTCCTAACAAAGCAGGAACCCAGGGCCGTCCAGCGCAGTTTTATTTTCAACGTACTATCCAGCCAAAAGCCTTCTTCTTCCCTGCCCCTGATAACGCCACTACCTACACTTTTGTTTATTACGGAATTCGTAGAATCGAAGATGCAGGGGCATATACCAACACAGCAGATGTAAACTTTCGCTTTTTACCTTGCTTGGCTTCCGGCTTATCTTATTTCTTATCCCTAAAGAAAGCACCAGATCGCACCGTATTGCTTAAGCAGCTTTACGAAGAAGACTGGGCACGCATCGCTAACGCAGACGTTGACAGGGCAAGTTACTACGCTGTCCCTGATGTGAGAGGCAATGTGTAATGGCTTACGCCGCCGGTAAACTAGCCTGGGGAGCATGTGATCGCTGTGGCCAGCGATTTTTGCTTAATGAACTCAAGAAAGAATGGCAAAACCTCAAGGTTTGCACTTTTTGTTATGAAGCTAAACATCCCCAACTAGAACCACGCCGTAACGTCTCAGATGCGATTGCTTTGTATGAGCCACGTCCGCTGCCTGATGACACCTTTAATGTTTTTTTAGGTCTTGTTGGAGGCAGTGCTTTTGGTTCTAATGGTATGATACCTGTGCCTATTTCTAGGCCCACGATTGCGGTAACTTACGTTGGAAATCTACAAGTGAGCACTTCATGAACTACACAGAACTCGTAACAGCAGTTCAGGATTACACCGAAAACTTTGAAACTACTTTCAATGCGAATATCCCTGTTTTTGTTAAACAAGCAGAAAAGCGTATTTTCAATTCAGTGCAATTCCCTTCTTTACGTAGAAACGTAACAGGAACACTGTCCGTGGGCAATCCTTACCTTTCCTGCCCTAGTGATTTCTTGTCCCCCTACTCTTTGGCAGTGATAGATACCCTTGGTGATTATCATTTCCTGATCAATAAAGACGTTAACTACATTCGAGAGTTTTATCCAAGACCAAGCACCACGGGGCTTCCACGGGTGTATGCGCTTTTTGGTCCACAGACTACTTTTCCAAATGAGCTAAGCTTTATCCTCGGACCTACTCCAGGGGTAGCTTATGTAGCGGAACTACACTATTTCTTTTACCCTGTTTCCATTGTGGATGCAGGTACTTCTTGGCTCGGTGATAACCTAGATACAGTACTACTCTATGGAGCACTGCGTGAAGCCTATTTATTCATGAAGGGTGAGCCTGACATGATTGCCAATGTTGAGCAAAAGTATCAAGAAGCACTACAACAAGCTAAACGCCTTGGTGATGGCCTTGAAAGAGGCGACGCATTTCGTGATGGCCAAGCTAAGGTTAAGGTGGGCTAATGGCTATTACACAAACACTAACCACTTCATTTAAGTTACAACTCCTTCAAGCGGTACATAACTTTACTACGGACACGTTTAAGATTGCTGTATACACTTCGGCTGCTACTCTAGGGCCAGATACTACTGTATATACATCCAGTAATGAGGTCACCAGTACAGGATATACCGCCGGTGGTCAAACGCTTACTGGAGTAATTGTCAGCTCAGCTAATGGAGTCGCTTTTGTTACGTTTAATAATGTAACTTGGAGCAATGTAACCTTTACTGCTCGTGGGGCTTTAATTTACAATAGTAGCAAAGGTAATAAGTCTGTGGCTGTATATAACTTTGGGGTTGACCAAACAGCCGGAGCTTTGAACGTATTTAATATAGCCATGCCTGCTGATACAGCAAACGAGGCTTTAATCCGCATTTCCTAAGGAGCTTAAAATGCAAGTTGAAAATTTACAAGTTGAAGACAAGGTTTCAAGCACCTTAACCAAAGCCTTGGGCTTTGCTGAATCTGCCAGTGCAAGTGGCAAATACACTATTGAGTGCCGTGACGCTGAAGGTAACCTTAAGTGGACCACAGAGCCAAAAAACCTGGTCGTGAACCAGGGTCTACAGGACATGAACGCCCAGTACTTCAAAGGTATTGGCTACACAGCAGCTTGGTACGTAGGACTTTATGGTGCAGCCGCTTCTAACGACCCAGTTGCCGGTGATACAGCCGCTTCGCACGCTGGTTTTACTGAAATTGTTCCGTACAGCAATGCTACACGCCCTGCCGCCACTTTTGGCACAGCAACTACGGCTAACCCTTCGGTTCAGACCAATTCGGCCAGCCCTGCAGCGTTTACCATAAACGCAACCGCTACGGTCGGCGGCGCTT